CAGGCATTAAGGGATGTTCCTTCAAATAATGCCGATCCATTCGATGTAAGCTGGCCGACTAAACCCTAATGGCTTTAATCCCTATTGACCAAGTAGGGCAGATTGGGATTGTCAAGGATATAAACGCTTGGCAACTTCCTAATAACGTCTGGACGGATGGTAACAACATCAGAGCAGAGCATGGGGCTATTCAGAAAACCCCCGGCTATAAGGAGGTTATGGCCTCCTGTCCTGTTGCACCTTATTACATTACTAACCTAGTAGCGGGGTCTGCGTCTTACTGGGTAATTGGTGGGCTGGCTAAGATTTATGTTCATAACGGTTCATCATGGACTGATATAACTCGATCATCCGGTGATTACAGTGCTACAGCTAGAGGAGGCTGGATATCCACCGTCTTAGCTGGTGTTCTCATTATGACCAACGGTGTTGATGACCCACAATTCTGGGCATTAAGTTCTGGTGTACCCGCTGTAGGCACTAGGATGGCAGATTTGACTAACTGGCCAGCCTCTACTGAATGTAAATCTATAAAAGCATTTCGCTCCTTTCTGATTTCCCTTAACGTATCAAAATCCGGTACTAAGTATTCCAATTTAGTGAAGTGGTCAACAGAAGCGGCTATACAAACTGTTCCATCCTCATGGGATGAAACCTCTGCAACGGTTGATGCAGGTGAGTATGAACTTGCTGATTCAAAAGGAGCCATACTAGATGGTCTTCCCCTGACAGACAAATTTATGATCTACAAAGAGGATTCCGTCTACCAGATGTCCTATGTTGGCACTCCTTTTATCTTTGCTTTTCGTCAATTATCCCCGACGATTGGCGCACTGTCTACAAACTGTGTAGCGGAGTTTGGGGATAGGCATTTCGTTTTCGGTAATGGTGACATCTACATTAACGATGGGATGAAGATTGAATCTATCCTTCCTCATAAGATGAGGGATTATTTGTTCGGCAATATGAATGGCGATGAGCATGAAAAGGCATTTGTAGTTGCAGACTATGGAAATACTGAGATGTGGGCTTGCTATGTATCGTCTGGTAATTTAACAAACGCACAGTGCGATAAAGCCTTGGTCTGGAACTGGGCAAATCAAACATTTACAGAGCGTGATCTTCCAGAAACATCAATGATCGGATACGGTATTGAAGGTGACCCCTTATCCTCTGCATCTTGGTCTGCTGATACGAGTACATGGGCGAATAACTCACTGAACTGGAATACAGCGGGTGCATCAGCCTTTTCCAATACGGCTGGTAAATCTCTGGTGATGGCATCTGCAACTGACACTAAAATGTATCGGCATGAAACCGGAAACACGAAGGATGGAACTAACATGACATCCTACATTGAAAGAACCGGTATAACTGTAGATGAGTCAGGACAGCCTAATGCAACAATGGTAAAGAAGGTTCTATCTGTCTGGCCCAAGATGTCATCTAATGATGCTAATACTGTGAACGTCTATGTAGGCGCACAGATGTCAACAGAGGAAAGTATTACGTGGGAAGGCCCGTATACCTTTAATCCTGACTCACAATCAAAGGTTCCAGTCAGAGTTACAGGAAAATATATTGGTGTGAAATTTGAATCCACCGGAGATCAAACATGGAGATTGGACGGCTATTCTCTTGACGTTAAGAACGCAGGGAATAGAGGCTCCAAGATGAACTAATGCCTACTCATGTAGATAGAGTAGAAAGGTCTGTAACCCATTATGAACCCGGCCCATTACCGGCTGATCCCGAAAGTCTGGGGTTATACCTTGTTACCGAATTAAAAAGGCTGGGTGATATCCTGTTAAACCAAGCAACATTCAGGCTGGAAAGAACACATGAAGCACCGGCAAGACCAAGGACCGGAGATATCAGATTCGCAGATGGATCGGATTGGAATCCGGGGTCAGGTGAGGGGATCTACTGGTACGGTTCAAGTTGGAATAAACTGTGAAGGCTCATATTGTACAACCCGAAGACATCCCATATATCTGGGAAGAGGTAGCGCCTTTGCTTGAGAAAGTAAAAGAGCATAGCGAGGGGGAGTTGGAGACAGATGACTTCCTTGAACCACTTACGCATGGCGACATGCAGCTATGGATAGCGACAGAGGATCAGAAGATGCACTCAGCTATGGTTACTCAGATCGTACCATATCCACAAAAACAGGTGCTGCGGGTTATTTCAATTGCTGGCTCTGATTTCAAAAGACTCTATGAATTCAATGATATGGTAGAATCTTTCGCGATAAGAACAGGATGCTCCGGCATGGAGTTATGGGGTAGAAAGGGTTGGAAGAAACTCCTACCCGATTGGGAGTCTAATTATATTGTTTACACTAAAGACTTAAAACATAGGATGCAATAATGGCGACACAACAAGAATATCTAGCGGCTATACAAAGGGAGCGCGATGCAAATGCAAGAGCGCAAGCAGAAGGCTATGAAAGTGCGGCTCACAAAGAGTCTCACGCAAATGTGGGAGCGCAAGCAGCTGGATTTTCAGATGCTGCTGCTTATGAAAGGGATGCAGATATCCGGGCGCAAGCGGCTGGATTTGACAGTGCTGTCGCTCAGGAAATAGATGCTAATAAACGCTCCCAAGCGGCAGGATTTACAAGTGCTGTCGATCAGGAAATTAATGCAAATAGGCGAGCGCGTGAAGCCGGATACCTGAATGCTGCTGACTATGAAAGCGGGTTACGAACACGTTCCGATGCTCCATTCCTAGACCCTCGCTTACAACCAGCACCTGCAATCCCAGAGCAATTTGCTCTTGGTACAGCAAATCTCCTTAAATATAATCCCGATCAGCCAAATGTTCCAGGTTATGATCCCAACTGGCGTGACAACTATCCTGGCGGCTTTGATTTTCATGGTAATCCTATAACTAGCCGTGGGCTATTAGATGGTCCACCAAACCCCACAGTTCCCAGTTTTGGGTATCAGGATTGGACAAGATTCATGCCGACTGCTTTTGGGTTAGCAGAGGGTGGTGGTATGCACTATCAGCCTTGGGCAACTGGCGCACCGCAAGGGGGTGGCCCATATACCGTATATTCTAGTTGCTTTGTTGACGGAGTTCGAGTTGAACTTGTAGATGGTTCTGAGAAGAATGTTTCCGAAATCAGTGTGGGTGATGAGGTAAAAACTGATAAGGGAGATGGGGTAGTAACAAAGATTTACCCATCTAAAGCGGGTGGTCAGAAACTATACGGGTTTAATGATAAAGAACCATTTGTAACAGAAGCGCATCCCTTTATGACTCAGGATGGTTGGAAGAAAATCTCTGAAGTTACTGAGGGTGATACCTTATACAGAAATGGTAAGGGTATTGTGACGGTCGAATCTATTACATCTACAGAGATACCAGAAGATACTCCTGTCTACAATTTCCACGTTGATGGTCACGAAACATACTTTGCTGATGGGTACTTAGTCCATAATAAAACTTATGGTACGGGTTACGGGCCGGGTACGGGACCGGGGGTAATCAATCCTAACATCTGGGGTAATCCGAATACAAATACAACAACCACCACTAATGGAGTAATACCCGGATCAGATAAAGCTAATGATTTAGCCAATGGGCGCACTCATCATCCTGGGATGTATGATTCTAATGATATGTGGGTTGGTTCTGAGGGGGGTGGTGCGCGAGAGGCTTACAATCGAGATACATTTAACGCGCCACAAAGCGCCTTGGGGAAATCCTTTATGGACTTATTAGCAAGTAACCCCATTACAAGGTTGACAACCACCCTTAATTCACAGCTTGGTTACGTTAATGGCATTGATACCAGCTATGGTGCGGAAGGTGCAAATGGTCAGGGGGAAAGCGAGGCAGATATTGAAGCAGATATTGAAGCAACCAGAGATGGTGGCTTGGTAGCTTAAAGAGGAATAAATTATGAGCGGTGGATCACAAGTAACAACGCAGACAAGTGGCCCTTGGGGTGGCTATGTCGGCGACCCTGAGTTCAAGGGTGATAAGTCATGGGGGCAGCAACCATACCTTATAGGTGGGATGGAGCAAGCCCGTTCACTGTATGACATGCAACAGGGCATGGGTCCAGATTACTACGGCGGTCCTACTGTAGCTGGATTCTCACCGGAACAGCAGTTGGCCCAACAATCAACGATGAATTACGCTATGGGGCCTCGCCCTGCTGCCCAGCAAGCAGCTGCTGAGAAGGCTATGATTGGCGGTATGGGTGGGCAGGTAGATTATTCCCAGTTCCAACCCATGGCTGATGTATATGGTCAGCAATACGCATCAGAGATTGCAAAGAATATGCCAGCGGTCAGACAACAAATGGTCGAGTATCAACCAGGGGGTGGTTCAAGAGGTGATATCGCGCAGGCTAACATTGCAGGAGCTGCAAGTAAAAACCTAGCTCAGAACCTAGCTGGATTGTACGGCGGTGCGTATACCGCTGCTCAGGAGAGGGTTCCCCAATTCATGCAACAGTATCCGACTATAATGGGTGCACCACTGGGAATGTCCCAAGCTATGGGAGATGTCGGAGAACAGCGAAGAGCACTGACACAAGCCGGTATGGATGCTGATGTTGCTAAGTATAATTACCAGCAGATGGCTCCTTATCAGGCCCTTGCTAACTACATGGGCACTGTATCAGGGGACTATGGGGGATCTTCCAGGATGACACAACCAGGGCCTAGCGCTCTTAGCCAGATGGGCCAGATAGCTGGTATAGCATCTATGTTCTCAGACGAGAGACTCAAAGAAAACGTAAACAAGGTAGGCTCCTTTAAGGGCTTGAACCTGTACGAGTTCAACTACATCTGGAGTCCTGTCAAGGTTATCGGCTTCATAGCTCAGGAAGTAGAGAAGGCACTGCCTGAGGCAGTGATTGAAGTTCTCGGGTACAAGGCTGTTAATTACGGTAAGATCTTAGGAGCGACTTAATGGCTGCTACGGAAGGAACTCTGTTTGGATTCAAGAACCCCTTTAGCGGTATGTTCTCTGGAGAGTTCAATCCATTCCAGAAACGTAAAAGGCCTGACGTAGACGATCCCAAATATAATGCTGGTGGCATTTGGGACAAGGCCTTATACGATAAGGATGTACTTGCGTACGAAACCAATGAGGCTAAAGTATCTCAATTCCAGGAAGCTGTCATGGGGGTGGGTAAAGAAAGGGATCATAAAATACCAACTCATTTGAAAGATGGTGGGCCTAGACCTGCTAGACAAGAGATTGTTGCGAGCGAGTATGGGGCTCCTCTAAGTATAAACCTACCGGGGGGTAACGTATCCCCAGGACCATCTACCCCAGGTACTTTTGGCTCTATGGAACAGCTTATGGCTAGAGCCAATCTTCTTGAACAATTGAAGAAAAAGAGGGTGTATTAATGCCACATTATCCAGGTCATTACAAACGCTATGGCTACGGTGAGACGGATCTTAGTGATCTAGAGAACGTGTATGAGCGTAGTAGAGTGCCCAACTATGGGAAAGAGCAGGCTAGGCAACGGGCTGCGCTCCAGGCAGAGGCAGATAAGCTGCGCCGTACCTACCAGCTATTCCGTATGTCCGGTATGGAGGTCAGCGATTGGTCTAGAGGCTTACAGAGTCAGGTAAACCAGATAAAGCCTGAGCTAACTCAACAGCAGATGGAGACAAAGAATCAGAGTAAGTACATAAGCGATTCAATACGTAGGTACAAACCCAGGAACGACGAGCAACTAGCCAATGTGCTGGATGCCGTAGGGGCTGGTATGGAATGGTTCTCTAAAGCTAAGGAGATGGCAAAGAACTATTACTATGGAGAAGAGGTAACTCGCTACGGAGTTAATGAGAAAACAGGGGAAACCGAGTACCGTGTAGGCCCTGAGCGTCACCCAGATATGTTAGCAACGCAGGGAAAATTCTTCAAGAAAGATGTGTTTACCACCATGAAGACGGACACGAATGCTGCTATGAGAAAGGATGCTATAGCTCAGTTCCACGCTGCTGGTCTTACTGGTGTGGAAGAAGGCAGAGCGTGGCTGAAGAATAAGCAGATCAACGATACTACCAGCGGTATAGAATGGTATGACAAAGATGTAATGTCTGACTTCTGGGGTATGATGGATAAATTTACTGCGCCGGGGCAGGCCTATACGATCTGGTACATGGACAAGCATCCCCAAACAGGTAAGAGTGTTATACGGGCTAAGCAAGTGCATAAGGGTCGTAGTGATGAGGCTGCGATAAAAAAGATTGATCCCAATGCTGTTGGTAGTAAGGACGCCCTTTTGGCTGCACATGGGCAAGTGAATGCCCATAGTGATCTTGTTACTCGTGTATTAGGTATGGTGGTTGAGGGCGAGGGTGAAAAAGTAGTAGCTGATTCTCCTGAGAATATGATCCAAGCGTATGAAGCAGGGTTGCAAAATATTATCAGCTTTGACCCGCTAGGTGACCGTAAAAAGACTATAGAGGCTATCTACCAACTGCCCATGGCAGAGCTTAGCTACAAGGCAAAGGTACTGGAGCATGGGGATAAGCTCAGAAAGAAACTGTCTAAAGATCAGATGGATATCCTACTTCCACAACTCCAGGAAATCATACGGCAGAGCGATGTAGTAGGTCCCGGAGATCTGGGCTTGTATCCTGGAGAGCAAGAGAAGTCTGTGAATAGATGGGTGAGTACTTTGATGCAGAATATAGAGGGAAGTGGAGAGTTCACTTCTGAGGCGAAAGTAGCAATAGAAGAGTATGCTCGAAGCGTTCTGACTGAACGTAGAACAGCACAAAAGCACGGTTTGGACGTAGAGAAACTTCAATCAGGACTCTTCACTGAGAACCTGAAACAGCAGAAGATAATCCTGGAAACAGGCAAGTTACTCCATCAGCAGATGACATTCAATCAGGCTAATAGGGCTACCCGTATACTCAATGAAATATACGATGACTACAGGAATAACTCAGGTGTTTTTGCTTCTTCAGTGGAGGTTTCAGGACAGCCTCCAGTTAGTCTAAGGACAGCTGTAGAGACAGCCTTTGTCAGAGAAGGTATCCAGTACAGTAAAGAGGACTGGGATGCGCTTGACACTAAGCTAGCAGAGTTCAAGAAAGCCCACGCTGCAGACCAGGATAGAACTTTGGTTAATTTGAAAAGACGGGCTGACCTGGAACAAACAAAGCAGGGTATGTCTGAGGTTGATCGAAAGAGGGATATTGAAGGGTTGGACATTGGTCCTAGATACAACTCTCATGGGCAGCCATGGGTGCATGAAGACGGTACGCCTAGACTGGTAGAAACACGGGAAGATGAGGCTTTAGCTATTAAAGCGGGGTATAACCAAACAGCTCCCCGTGCGTACACTGCTATAGATGCCGACTATATGATTTATCAGGGCAAAGGCGCTGGTGTAACGGTAGAAACTCACCCGAACCTTATTGGACAACAGATTCTTACTAAGAAGGGGAGTGAACTCAAGCAACTAGAGCTACAGAAAGAGATTATGACCCATGAATTTTATAAGGGTCAGGCAAAAATAGAGGACAACTACTACTCAGTAAAGCACTCCCTTGAAATGGGAGCTATCTACGGTGGCGAGTTTGACCATGCTGCTCTGCTCAAGTTTATGCGTACTATGGACGATTCTATAGTAACGGAAGGCGAAGTAGAGACTGTTGAAAGGCACGCTGGTTTTACAGACAGAATGAGGAAAATATCAGCTACCTGGAAGAGGGGAGACACTTTAACTCCGATTCAAAGAGGTATAATCGCTTCTATTATGGAAGAGATTATGGTTGGCATGAGGAGAAGGAGATTAAGAAAGGCCGATGCAGTTCTAAACGCTTGGGCAGATCCTGAAACCGGTACATATGGTAAAAAAAGGCAGCCTATTAACCCGGTGTTAAAGGATAAGATTGCTCCTTGGTACAATGAATGGAAGGATGGAACCATAGAGCTTATTGATATTCCTAATAAACCGGTCCGTAAAGGAGGAGAGCATACAAAAACAGAGCCTTCAGGGGTGAGCGCTAAAGATGTAGCGAGTGGTGTAATAACTGTTATAGATGTTACGAATGATCGTACAGGAGAAGTAACAAAGATCTCGCGGGATCCCAGTGAAATGCCGGTGTCTAAAACAGGTTCTTTTGACCTGTCTAACGTACCTGTTCTTCAGTGGGAGGACAATCTTAAACTCCTTCTACGAACGCTTAGAGTGTCTCTTGGTCCAGAAGACCCCGTGATAAAGGATCTCCAGGAAGCTATACGAAAGGTTAGGGGGAGTAAATAGTGACTAAGAGAGTAACCATAAGATTCCAGGGTACTCCGTACTCCTTCACCCTTAGTGACGATGACTACTACAAGTTATCTCATAAGGTAGTGGATGGTCAAGTAGTACCAGCCAATGCCAACGAACAGCGTGAAAAGATGTTCAAGTTTCTGCCCCTGACAACGAAACAGCAACTACAAGGCGCTTTTTTCCAGGCGCAGGACGTTGCTCTTATGGGTAAAGCTGATGAGATAGCTGGCGCTTTAGCAGCTGGTAAAGCCATAGCGACTAGCCCAGTAGCCAGCTTAAAAGCACTTGGTGCGCTGTGGCCTGGAGGAGATACGGCTGCAGAAGCGTATACTAAGGCCGGAGGAGAATCCCCAGCAGCAGCTTATCAAGCAGAGCAGTCAGCTTTTACGGACATGCTGAAGGCTATGCGTGCTAGATACCCTGTTTCATCAGCCATACAGGAAGGTGTGGTCGGTGGCGCTACTGGTGCTGGGTATATGAAGGCAGCACAAAATATATCAAATATCGCATCTAAGGCTCCTTTAGTATCAAGGGCTCGTAATCTTCGACCGGCAGATGCAAAAGAGGCCTCACAGTACGATCTCGTTAGTAGGCCAGCACAGGGTCTCTCTGAGTTTACTTCCCGGTTGTCTGGCAGTCGTAATCCGCTTGTGAGACAGACTACAGGCAAGTACGCCGGGTTAGATACACTCAAAAGATTTACTACTGCTGCTGCGCTTGGAGGCGCTTCTGCCGCAGACTATGGGTACTGGTCTGGTGAAGGTGGCTTACCTCTGGAGCAAGGAAGCGTGTTTGATGAAGGGGGTAGGGTGTCCAGAGCGGCATCTGCTCTTCCATGGGGAGCGTTATTTGGTGTTGGTTTTCAGGCTACTCCTAGTGTTGTACGAGCGGTAAGCGGTATAAGGGATAGGTTCCGTGGCAGACAACCGGACCGTCCTGACTTAGAGATGGACTATGCTCAGCCAGATGACTATGTAGCTGGATCTAGAGCAATAGTTGAAGCCGATATACGGGATGCTATGTTAGCCGCTGGTGAAGGAACTACCCCAAGAAGAGGTTTAATAGACGATGCTACAATGTTAGCTGACGAGGGGACGTTTAGGCCTCTGCTGGCACATGCTGCAACAACAGCTGGCGGTGAATCAGTAGCGTCCGCTGCTGCAAGACTAAGAATGCAACAGAGAGCGGACAAAGCAGGAATAGAGGCAGAGTTAGGAAGAGAGGTTGATGTAAGGGGTGAGACAGCCCGTGATCTTGTAGACGAGGCTACCCTAAAAGCGGATACTGCTTATACTGGCGCAGAGAGAAGGCCCGATAGAATACCCATTAACACGGAGTCACAAATCCATAGCGATCTGATGAAATCGCCAAGTTTTGATAAGGTATTGCAGATTGCGAAAACGGATAGAGGCGATGAGCCTGGAGTGGTTGGGGACTACCCTAATACAAAGAAAGAACTTCTTGGGGGCTATAGAAATATTGATGAGGTTGATGTTCCACTCTATGAGAAGAAGGGGTGGAAGGTTAAGGTAACTGAAGTTGAGGGAGCTAGAGATTCATTGACAGGAGAGCCAGGAGTACCAACTAAACTATACAGAGCAATTGATCCTGCAGGACCTAACTTTACTGTGAGACAGGCTAACGAGATAAACAAAGCGTTTGGTACCGTGTTGGAAACAGCATCTGAGAAGCAGTCAGCTGGACTCACTAGATTAGCACTTTCATTCAAGGGTAATGTCGTTTCCAAGTCTGATGCGTTAGTGCAAGCAGGGCGTAGACATGAAGAGAAACTTCGTCTTGAGGATGCAGCTGCTGAAAAGCCATCAACCCTACTCGCATTAAAGCCAGAAGAGCTTAGTCTAAAGCTGGAGTTTGATGGTAACGTCCAGAAAGGATTTCCCCGTGGAAAGCCACGATCTGCAGATCAGCAGAAGATCCTACGAGAGACTTTATGGGACGATATATCCAGGCAAGTACGGGAAGCTAAAGGAAGACCCTCTCAATCCCTGATAGACAGCGTTGAAGTTCTGATGAAGGATGATAAAGCTGGGTTCACCCGATGGAGAGATGCCGTTAGGAATGCAGAGAAGTACGGCCTTTCCTGGGATAGTTTTGGAAGAGCGTATGATCCCAAAGAAGATCTACCGCCTAGTGCAGCGGAAGCCGTAGGTAAGGTTGGCAGAAGAATGGCTGAGTTCTTTTTCTCCGCTCCCTTTGCTGCTGCAAGGCAGTTGGATAGAACCCTGGGCAAGGCTCAGCTGCTACGAAACCAAGCTGTTAATGATGCTGTAGTTGACATGCTTACCAAGACAGGATCGCAGAGGGTAAAGGCAGAACGTCTTATACAGAAAGCATTGGCTGAGAAGACAGTATCACCAGCGGATCAAAGACAGTTAATGGAGATATTCAGAATGGCTGTGGGCTTAGCTCCACAAATGGGAGAAGCTAAAGACATGCCTTATGTTGGAGCAACAGGTAGAGCGGTAGGTTACGGATTGATAGGTGCGGGGAGGCTTGCGCGTGGATTGATTCCAGGAGTGCAGTAACGTGAGGCTTTTACTAACTATACTCACACTACTCGTAACATCGTCTACACTAGCGGGGCCACCAGAAGGAATGGTGAAACAAATGATCCCATTCCCAGCTATGTGTTTGCCAGCGACAGTAGAGAAGCATCATTTTGCTGCTCTCATGGGCGCATTAATTAATGATTACGGTGTCCACATATCAATGACGTTCAGCGCGAGCCAAGATCAGAGTAGACGTGTCGCAATCATTGAGAACCCAGCTACTGGCTTGGCTGGCGTGTTGATGATTACGGACGAACAGACCTGCATTGCCTTCAGCGGTGAGGATAGGCAAGGCTATATACGGCCTCCCGACCACCCAGTGGGTACGGAGAATGAGGCTCCGAAAACATAATGAACGTAGACTCAAGAATAATAACATTAGCACTCTTCCTTATCGCTCAATCTGTAGGTGCTATCTGGTGGGCTAGTGGCCTATCTTCTGAGGTTAATAGGCTATCAGGTCTTGTAGACA